CATCCAGCCAAAACTAATTTATCTGCATGTGGTAAAAATGTTTCTACTGTTTTCATCATCATGGACCTAGCAAGTGCATATTGCTCAATCAATGATATTTCTATATTGTGTGGTAAGGAATCGTAGTAGGTCGGACTGCAGCCTTCGGTGAGGTCACCTAATCCTATCATGTATATTTCATCTATCTGTACACCAGACTTGCGCAGCTCTTTGATTCTGTTTACACCATCTTGCAATGCCAGGTCATATCTCTTGATAGTGTTTTCAACACCGAAATCTTTTTTACCAAGCTGCCAATCAGCCATGAACCACAAGAATGCTGTATCTCCACCATGTGTTTTTAATTTAAGAGGTGGCTTACGACTAGCTTGTTTGAATAATGCCTGGAAGTATTTATCTTGTCCAGGTCTTTTCTTTTTTACAACACCTTTAAAGGCATAGAATGTTTCAACAGTTCCTCCTTTTAATTGTGTATTCCAGGAGGATGCTTTTACTGTATCTACAATCTCATAATACTTAGGGTCAAAACCCCAGCCACGAAGAATATCATCAAACTTATTACGGTAGTTTGGGTCCGTTCCAACGTGTGTAATTTCTCCGAGGCCCGTAGCCTCGTTTAATTCTAGCCCTGGTTGCCATCCAGACTTGTAGAAATTATTACCCCACTCGTCTGGTATTTTGTTTGACAATTTATTTTGATATTTGTTTCTTTGCGTACTCTTTGACTACGACTAATGCTGCTCCACCACCTGCAATTGCAGCTGCTTGTAAAGCATTTATGTCAACACCAATTAATGGACTTACAACTAAGGCACCAATAGCTGCCTCAATAAAAGTCCAGAGTGTTTTATTCAACATATCTTTTAAGTCATCACTCATTTTATACTCCCATGAATCGGACCAAGGTGTCCACCATACATCCTTCTTGAATGTACCATCTTGGTTTCTTGCTCGTTTCTTTCTATCAAACACTATATTATGTTCTTACCATCAAGTTTAGCATTTAAAACTTTGATTTCTCCACTTATCTCTTGCAGCTTTTCATACATATCATTTGATTTTTGTGGTTTTTCTTTTGGTTCTAGTTGTATATCCATGTATTCTATTGTTACTTTATTTGGTATAAGTAGTTCTTTTGCTACCTTTTTATATAAAGACATATAAGCATCACGTGATTGTGTAATTAACCCGTCTTTATTTACATCTAAATCTTGTTGAGTATTTCCTACACCAAGACAGCCCATCGTTTGGTCATCATTATTAAGACTATGGATAAGCACAAAAGTGAACCCAGGAACATCCTGTAAGTGGAGCATTCCGTAGTGATTTCCACCATAACGTTTAGAATATCTTGAATGAAAACCACCTTCTTTTCTAAACTTTATTTCATAAGTCCCTTTTGGAATACACGTTTCACCGTACACTTTCGGGCCAGCTTGATATTGGTCCTCTAGTGTATAGCATTCAAAAATACCATCAACAAATAATAATCCATTTGTCGCATCAACACCGAATTGTGTTCTTACTACTTGTAATTTCATTTAACCTCCATGTGAATAGATACCGTACTTACAATTACAAATTGTCACCCAGGTACCATTGATTTTTTTGGATGTACAATTTTTTTGTTTTTCTTCCTCATATAATCTTTTTATATAACTCACTAATGACTATGAGTATAGTTCCATAAATCAGAAATCTGGTTATTTAAATCATCTATTTGATACCACTTCTGATTGACGTTTTCTACTTGTGTTTTTAATCTCTCTAATTGTTTTAGCATATCTTGCCATTCCCATTTCTGTACTTCGTATGCCTGGCTATCATTAAAGTTTGATTCTCTGTTCTTGTAATCTTCAAAAGCCCACTCTAAATCTCTAACCTTTTGGTCCAAGTTCTGATAGTTAGCATCAAGATAAGCTACTCGTTCTTCTAAATATTCTGCATTGTATGCAACTTGTTCTAATTGATATATCTTTTCATACAGTATTGATATTTGATTATTAATTTCATTGTCTGCTACAAGTTCTTCTAATTGAGAAACTCTATCATCAATACCAGATAAGGTATCAACAAGTCTGCCAACTGTATTAATACCACCAACAACACCACCCACAATAGTAAAACCACCGATGACAAGAGCAATATTTTTTCTAATTTTTTCAAGCAATTAGTTGCCTCCAGAACAACAACCTTGCCCACAACAAGTGCCACCCATTAGCCACCTACCTTAAATAATATCTCTCTAATAACTTCTTCAATAATTAAAAGCTGGTCATTGTTATCTGATAATGCACTTTGATAACCAGATACAAGAGCTTTTAATGTTGCAACTTCTTGCTGCAAATCATTTACTGTTCTAAATAACCAAGCTACTAAGGCAGCTAATCCACCTTGTAGTATTTGATTCATATTTATTTTTACACTTCCGTTCATATTTATTTCACCTAATCCAATCCCAATCTTCTTCTTTATACTTATCTGGAATTTTAGGGATAGCGAATTTATCTAACCAAACAAAGAAGTTTTTACAAAAATATCCCAATAAAAATCCGATTAAATAATCCATAATACGATGGTATCATATTATTTTTTATTGTCTTTAAAATCTACCCAACTTTGGCTCATACTTTTTAATTTAATATGTTGTACATCCAAAACTTCTTGATGTTTTTTATCGTAATTTTGTAAGTGTAAATCTATTTTATTTTTTTCTTTTTTATAAACATTAGAAATTAATAAAGGTTCACCCGCTTTAATAAATATATGTTCTCTTTTTTCTTTATCTAAATCTTTATAAAACTCAAATAAAAAATTTACTGTATGCCAAATATCTGTTTCTACTTTACCTGGTAATATTTTTATATCTCTTCTTATGTGGTAAAAAGGGTCTTGAAATTCTAAACCATATCCTTTAGGAGTTACAAAAGAATATGGTGATATTAATTTTAAAATACCATATCCTGGTATTACGTTTAAATCCATTCCTTCTATTTGATGCGTATTATGATAACCTATGTCACCTTCATTTTCATTAGGAAAAACCTCTTGACCCACTGACCAATCCCAATAACTTCCATTTTTTACTATATATACATCTGTCCACGCAGGTATTACTATTCCTTGCGTTACTACTTCTTGTATAGCTGGACATTTTTTTGCTTGTCTTTGACCCCATGCCTCATTAATAGATGAGGTATTTATATTACCTCTTTTATAAGAGTCTTGTTTTTTATACCATTCTGGTAAAAATTTGTTAGCAAGCACAGGTGGATATAACTTCATTAAAGTTTCTGCTGTTTTATTAATTGGGTATATTTTTATTTCTATATTGTCCATTACTGTAATAACTTTTTAGGTCGCCTACTTAGTGCATTGTTATAAATTTTATTTAAATTTCTACGAAATCTATTTACTTCAAAACTTTCATCTATATAATTTTTTATTTTGTTAGTCATTTCCATATATTTTAAATCTATACTTTTGTTAAATACTACAGATATAAAAGGAGTATTTACATCAAAATATAATTTACCGGGTTTACTTGTATCTTTAAGTGTCCAAGAACTGTTAAAGGTTCTTACCCAATAGTAAGGTTTAAATCCTCCGTGTATATAAATAGAATTTTCTGTTTTCATATTCGGCATTACAGTTGTAAACTCTAATTCTTTATCATCAGTAACAAAAGCATAAGGTGCTAATAACTGTAAATTAATAAGATTATTATCATACTGTAGAACAATTAATGATTTTATTAATGTGTGCATATCGTTGTTAAGTTGCATATCTTTTTCATTTAAGTCGTAGTTATAATAAGGTTCTCCATCTTTTAAACCGTATTCTATTTCTACACTTACAAAACTATTAGCATTATAAATTTTATTATTAACACTAGAAATACTAGGACAACCAAATTTATTTAAATTAGGTGTTTCTAAATTATGAATCATAGATTTAGGTACTTTAAATCCACAAAAATTAGGAAAAAAAATATAATTACATTTGCTTTTTTTTGTTTGAAATATCTCCACCACTTATAATTCTAAGGAAAATCTACCCAAGCTCC